CGCTCATGCGACCACCCACTGGCTTTCGACGATCTCAACGTCCTCATAGAGGGTGTTGGTGTCGCCGCCGTTGACCAGCATGGCTTTGAACAGCTTCTTGGCCGCCGCGACGTTACCGGGGCCGACCACGATGATGTTCGGCTTGACGTTGAGGGGGCGGCCTTCCTCGTTCAACTGCGACTTCATGGCGGTGACGGCCGCCTCGTAATTCTCGGCCGTCAGGGGCGCCTTGGAGCCGAAGGCCTGTTGCCAGAAGGCGTAGCCCGCATTGCCGCGCGCATCGACGCCGTAGACGTATTCCTTCCGCATGAAGAGGTTGTCGGCCTTCGGATCGTCCTGGAAGACGAACTGCGGCGCCTGGCGCGGTTGCCAGATCAGGGGCTTCAGAGCGCGCTTGGTGTCGAGCAGATACCAGGGCTCGCCTGCGCCTTGCTGCACGTTGGAGACCAGTTGATCCCCGACCTGATGTTCTTCGTCGAAGAAGTTCTGACCGTCGTAGCACTCGGAAGTGAAACCGGCGGGCAGCAGCGAAAAGACCAACTCGTCAGGCCATTCGGACGCCGACTGGCCGAGCTGTTGAGACATCGGACCGTAGATGCCCAGCTCGTCGTCCTGGATGTGGTTGCGGGCGACCGCGACGGTGCCTTCAAAGTCGCGGTTGATGATGGTGTAGCCCTGCTTCAGCAGGCGGTGGATGACGCGGTCGCCAATCCATTCGCGCAGCTTCGGCCAGCCCTTGGCCCAGGCGTAGGTGTTGCCCGAGCGGGTCGATTTGACCTCAGTGGCCACTTTCGACCACTGGGTTTCGACGCCGGTCAGGCCCTTGTTGAAGTCAGTTCGCAGGCCGGTTTCGATGGCGGCCAGCGAGACGGCGTTGATGTCCATGGTGCGGCTCTCCGATCAGACGCCGACGCGGACCCAGACGCCGACGCTTTCGACATCGACGACGGTTCCGGCCTGGGCGCGGGTGTTGGCGGGGTTGGTCTTGGCCACCGTCTCGTCGTCCAGGACGAAACAGGGCTTGCCGATCTCGGCGCGGGTGACGGGATCGGCGGCGGCGTTGTTGAAAAGGAATGCGCCCGAGCGGGTCGGCACGACGCCGTCCGCCACAGTCACCGACTTCTTGGCGATGCCCACGGCGACGAGGTTGGCCGCGTCATCCGCCTTGGCGGCGTCATCGGCACCCTGGCCTTCACGGCCGGGGATGGCTTCGCCCGACGCCAGCAGGACGATGGCGCCCTCATGAATTGGCGGGGAGTCGGCCTTGATCGGATGGCCGCCTTCGACGCCCGCCCGTTCGAGGATTTTGCGAGGTCCGGTCTGCGCCATGGATCAGCCCTCCGTCCCGGTCTTCGTGGCCAGAAACTCGGCTTCGGAATGGCCCAGGGCGCGGCAGACGGCGCGCTCTTCGTCCGTCAGTTGCGACTTGGCGGTCTTGCTCTCGATCTTGGCTTGGGCGCGGCTGTCGGCTGCGCCGGCGATGACCGGCAGGGTGGCGGCCAGGGCGGTGAACTGTTCCACGCCTTGGGCGCGACACAAGGCGCGATACTGGTCGGCCGAGGCCGGGATGATCTTGCCCGCGTCCAGGGCGCCGTTGATGGCGGCCTCGATCTCGGCGTCAGTCTTCTCCGCCTTCAGAGCGTCACGCTCGGTCTCGGCGGCGGTTGCCCGGTTCACGGCCGTTTCCAGCTCGGAGCGCGGTGCGTAGGCGGTCAGGTCCACAGGCCGGTTCACGGCCCTGGCCTGATTGACGGCGGTGACGATGGCTTCGTCATCGGCGTCAGCGGCGAGCCCGAAGGTCTGCCGCAGGCGTTCAGCGAGGGTCAAAGGGGTCTCCTTCTCGCGGGTGATGTCCAGCCGGTCCTCGCTCGCCTGGGGGCGATTGAGGGCGGTCAGGACGAGGTTCGGGGTGTTGGTCAGGCCTGCGTGGACCAGGCGCACGATGCGGCCGGTGGCGCGGTCGAAGTCGAAGCCGGGCGAGAGGAAGCGGTATTCTTTGGCCGCCACCTGAGATCGGCCACGCGGTGTCCAGTCCATCCGGCCCCAGATCGCGCCGCCGTCGCGGACCTCGACCTCTTCGATCCAAGCGGCGGCCGGTGCTTCCTCGCCCTTAGGCGCGCGGACCTCGGTCGCGTGCTCCCAATCCAGCGGCAGAGGCAGGCGGTCGGCGGTGGCGGCGACGACGGCGTCGGGCTGATCGTTCAGCCATTCGCGGCCGTCGCGGCCCTTGACCCGAACGCCCGCCGGGATCAGTTCAGCCCACTCCGGGGCGTCACCACCCTCGATGTTCAGGGCGACGGTCAGCCGGGCGACGGCTTCTTGCGTTGAGGGGGTGGACGACGGCTTCGACATGGCGCCATCATCGGGGTCTCGAAGGGCGCTCCACACTCCGAAGACCTTCGGAGTGAACACGGTGCAAACCGTCAGGCAGGTTCAGGCTTCCAGTCGCTGGACGACGTGACGAAGCCGATGGAGACCGCCATGAAGTAGCCGTTCACCCACTTCCTCCTGACAACCTCCCAGGCCCGCGCCGCGACAGACCGGCGCGGGCCTTTTTGCGTCGGCGCCTTGAATGGGGCGAGGCGGGCGCCGAAATGGGGCGGCCCTTAACCGGAGTTATTTGATGCCTGTCACCAATATTGGCGGAAAGCGCGCTTTCGAAGCTGGCACCGTCGTCCTGCCCGTCGGAACTAAGGACTTCACCCTTTCGGTCGCGGCGATCACCGCCACCATTCAATTCACGCCCGGCCTGGTCGCGCCGAAGATCGGCGGCGGCGTCTCACTCGTGATCGAACTGCCCGAAGTTCCTACTGGCGGCACGTCCTATGTTCAGGAAACCCTGTCGAATGGCTCGGTGGCCTACACCTTCGCCCTGGCGGTCCAGGCGTTCGGCACGGATCAGGCCAAGGGCTACATCGTCCACTACTCGGTGACGATCTAACTTCATCGCCGCCCTAAGGCCGTTTAAGGCCTCTAAGGCCGCCCTTCGTGCACCATGACGGGCGGTTGAAGCCCCAGGGCCGCCGCGCGGCTCCTGGGGCGAAATTTCCGGGGTCTGGCGATCCGGCGGCTTTTCGGCCATATTGTCGGGACGAAGGGCGAGCCATGAGCAGCCGGACATGATGCCGAGGAGGGTTCTCGTCCTCCCGTCCTTCGTTCCCCTTATCGCCCGCCTCGACGACGCAGCCGGTCGGCCCGCGCCTGGTCGATGGCGAACAGCGACAGCACCGCCAGCTCGCCCTTGTGGGTGACGTTCACGGTCAGGGTCCACAGCCCGTCATCCATCCGCATCACATAGACGCTGCGACGGTCGCGCCGTTCCACCAGCTCGCCGTCGTCCAGGATGGCCTGGACCCGGCCGAAGTCCTGGGGCCGGGTCGGCCGGGCGCCAGCGCCATGGCCTCGGCCGGGTTCGGTGATCTTGGCGATGTAGTCCGAACCGATCAGGGCCACGGGCGACCGCGCGCCGGTGGCGGCCATCGTTCTGGCCGAGGCGACGGCGACCGGCGCCAGAAAGCGGCGATCCTTGGCGTCGCGCGACCAGGCGGCAGGCTGGGCGGCCAGCACGTCCGGCGTTGCGCCTGACCAGAAGTCGGACATCAGCGAGCGCGCCGCCGGTTCCCCGGCCCGGTTCAGGCGGTCGGTCAGATTGGTCATCAGCGTCCGCGCCCGAGACAGGCCGGGGTTGGTCGCCCAGCCGGGATCGATGCCGACAGGGACGTAGACCGTTTCGACTGCGCCGTCGTCGCGCTGGCGCTTCCACGGGACCGTCTCGATAGCCGGTGGCGGGCTGATGCCCAGGCGTTCGGCCTCGCGGCGGGTGATCTGCCGAAGCCAGCATTTGCAGCCCCAGCCGTTGGGCGGGAACCAGGTGGTCCAGATCGGATCATCCACCGGCCGGATCATGCCTTCGCGGGCGACGTGTTCCGGGCGGTGACGTTCGCTGGGGCCGAGCTGGTAAAGGTAGAACGGCAGGACGGCCTTGGTCCGCTGGCCGCGCTCCCACTGACCGGCGGCGCGGGCGCTACGCAGGTTCGCGTCGAAGATGGTCCGCAGCCGACGCGGCGACCCCAGTTCGCGCGGCTTCACCTCGCCGGTGGCGGGGTCGGCCATCTCGGCCTGGCCCCACCAGCCCTGGCGCTGAAGCTCGGGCTTCAGGTCGCGCGCCCAAGCCTCGTAAGGGACGCCCTTGTCGATGGCGTATTGAACCGCCTCTTTCAGGGTTTCCAGAACGTCGGCCTGGACGGCCTTGGCGATGGTGAAGGCGTGAGCGTGTTCCTCAGCCCAGACCTCAGACCACCGAAAGGCGGGCCTCAGGCCCTTCTGGCGCAGATAGGCGCTGACCTCGGGCGAGGGTTCGTCGCTGAAGGTGAAGCCCGGCCGGTCGGTCATGGTCAGGCCGCCTCTCGCCAAGCGCGTTCTCGCTGTTCGATAGTCAGGCCGTCCAGGTCGCCCCATTGCTGCGCCATGGCTGCGGCGACACCTGGGAAGGTAGTCGAGCGGAAAGCCCAGCGATTAGGACCGGGCGGCGCACGGTGGATCGCTGACCATTCCTTGTGTTCCGGCGTGCCCGGCTTGGGTGGCGTGAGGCGATCTGTTGCGGTGAGCGGCGGCAGTTCCCGAAGGTAGAGGCCGGTCGCCTTGAACGCTCGGTCGCCGAACCACCACGGTTGAATCGTCTGCGCCGGACGCCGGTAGTTCCTGATCCGCTCCCTAGCGTGGCGGTGCATGATCGGGTTTTCAACGCAGACGCGGGCGACCGGGGCGTTCCAGAGGTCCGAGAATAGAGCGGCGCCCGTTTCCAGATCGGCCCACATTTCATCTTTCGTCTTGCCCCTCGGCGGCTTGCTCAACCACCTGACGCCGCTATTGCACAGTCGAGTGCAAGGCGGGTGGAAGACCGCGAGCAAATCCCAGCCCAAGTGAAGATGGTCGCGAACGTCCCCAATCAAATGCTGATTGGAGCCGTCCGAGGCGGGCAGAAGATCGCATGACCAGGCGTCATGTCCGCGCTCGGCAAACGCTCGCCGGACGATGCCTGAAAACTCGCAGCCGATAAGCACCTTCATGGCTAGGCGTCGTCTCGGGCGTCGCCCAAGGCGCGGGCTTTGAAGAAGGCGGCGCCCAGGGTGCGGGCGAGCTGGGCCGGGTCGGCTTGGGCGGCGACATCAGCCAGTCCGGCCAGGAAGTCGTCGTAGGAGGTCGAGGCGGCGGCCAGGCGTTCGAACGGCTCGACCAGCGGGTCC